CGACCGTCGCGATCTTTCCCATGCCAAACGGCGGGTTCACCGCCATCTCGGATCACCCGCAGGTCTCGCCGGCTTACTCGTGCGGCGAATATAGACGAGTGGCCGCCAGGCAATGACGGCTCTGGCGCGCTCGGCCGTCGTCACGGAGGCGCGGTCGTGGATCGGAACACCCTATCATCATGCGGCCGACGTCAAGGGCCACGGCGTTGACTGCGCCATGCTGCTGGTGCGCGTCTATTGCGACCTTGGCCTGGTCGAGCCGTTCGATCCTCGCCCCTATACGCGCGACTGGTTCCTGCATCGCAACGAGGAGCGCTATTTGGGCTTTCTCCTCGCGCGCTCGCGCGAGGTTCGTTTCCCTGGCCTTGGTGACACCGTTGTCTTCCGCCTGGGACGGTGCTTCGCCCATGCCGGGATCGTGTCGCAGGTCGAGCCGCTGACGATCATCCACGCCTTCGCCAACGCGAATTGCGTGGTTGAAGACGTGGTTTCTCATAATTCGGAACTCGCCGAGCGGATCAGCGCCGCGAAATTCGCCAGCTATTGGGGCTAAAACAATGACTGGACAGTTTTGGTCGAGCGGCCTCCCGCGCCGCTTGACGATGGACCGCGCTCCGCCCAAGCAACGCAAGAGGATGGATGGGTTCGTTCTTTGGCGGCCCGCAAGCGTAGCCGGGCGTCGGCGGCGCGACGGTTATGTGTGCGCGCGCTATTACGGGCGCTGATTCATGGGCTTTCTTCGCCGCAGTGAGAACGCTAAGCCCGACTACACCGCGCTCCAACTCCAGACCTCCGTATCGATCCTTCCGATCCCCATTGTCTGGGGCCGCAATAAGATCGCCCCGAACCTCATTTGGTATGCGAACTTTCAGGCGGTCCCGGGCGGTAGCGGCAAAGGCATCGGCGGCAAGGGCGGTTTGTTCGGCGGCGGCACCGCGGCGGCCGCTGATTACACCTATACGGCCGATCTCATCATGGCGCTCTGCGAGGGGCCGATCGCCGGCGTCGGGCTGATCTGGAAGGACCTATCTATTTATGCGGCGCTCGAGCTCGGCCTGGGCATCGAAAACGGAACGACGCCGCAAGCCGTCTGGCCCTATCTCGCGGCGATCTACCCCTACAACGCGCTCGCCTATCAGGGGACGGCATACGCTTGGGGCGCCGGCTACAACCTCGGCGACTCGGCCTCGATCGGGAACCACAATTTTGAGATTGTCGGCATCTTTGCAGGGACCGGCGTCAATGGGACCGACGCCGACCCGGCCATTGTCATCAACGACTTCCTGACCAACGCCCAATATGGTTGCGGCTTCAATCCGGCGAGCATCGATTCCACCACGCTGTTCGGGTCTGGCGGGGATGCATCGGTGCAGACCTATTGCCGTGCCATGGGATATGCCTTCTCGCCCGCGTTGGTCAGTCAGGAGCAGGCCTCAAGCACCCTGACGCGATGGCTGCAGATCCTGTCGATCGCAGCAGTGTGGAGCGGCGGGCTGCTCAAATTCATCCCCTACGGCGACACCCAGATCTCGCAGGGCGACCAGCAAACCATCTCCCAGGAACTCTCGATTCCCATCCCGATCCCGGTCTCCTCCGGTGAGACGCTACCGGCTGTGGTCACCGTTTCGGCGCCGGCGCAGTTCGTCTCCGACGGGGGCGTCGTCTACGCTGCGTCGCCGCAGCCGGGCGTGCCCCCTTATGCGTTCACCTTCATTGGCGCGAACATACCCTCGGAAGCCGGCCAGTACGGAATGTCCGTGGCGGGCTCCTACATCTTCGGGCCCGCTGACCAAGGCAAACCGGTCATCATCACCTACACGACCGCGGCCGCGGCCACCTACACGCCGAACCTGACGCCAGTCTATAATCTGACCGACTCGGACTTCATGGACGAGCGAGGCAACAAGGACCCGGTCCAGGTCGAAAGGGCCGATGTTTTTTCCTTGCCCACCATTCAACGCGTCGAGGTGCTGGCTCGAGACAATCAGTATGCGGCGATCCCGGTAGAGGCGAGGGACCAAAGTCAGATCGAGATTTTCGGACCTCGCGTCGGGTCGACCATCCAGGCGCATGAGATTTGCGACGAATATCTCATGGGGCCTCTCGTAGCCCAGACGATCTTGCAGCGCGAGCTCTACGTGCGAACGAAGTTCACGTTCAAGCTCTCGTGGGAATACTGCCTGCTCGATCCGATGGACATCGTCACCATCACGGATGCGAACCTCGGCCTGTCGGACTACCCGGTGCGCATAATCCAGATGGAAGAGGATGACAAAGGCCTGCTCGCGTTCACCTGTGAGGAGTTGGTCTCGGGCATTTCGACGCCGGCCTATTATCCTTCCGCCAGCCCGGGAGGGTTCCAGCCGAATTGGGGCGTGCCGGCGGTGCCGGTCAACACCCCGCTTATCGTGCAGCCGCCGCTCGGGATGACGGGCGGTGTGGCGCAGGTGTGGGTGGGGGCGTCGGGGATCAACGCTGGCGGCGCCTCGCAATGGGGCGGCGCCAACGTTTACGTCTCGATCGACGACGTCACGTACTCTCAGGTTGCCGTCTTGACCGCGCCGCTGCGCCAGGGGTTCCTGACCGCAAGCCTCGGCGCCGCGGCGGGCTGGGACTCGGTGAATATCCTGGCCGTCAATCTAGCGGAAAGCGGCGGGACCTTATCTGGAACCAGCCAATCCGCGGCTCAGTCCGGCGCGACGCTGTCGATCGTCGACAGTGAGTTCCTGGCCTATGAATCGGCGGCGCTCGTCTCCACCAACGCTTACCAGCTAACTGGCCTTTCGCGTGGCCAAGGGGGCTCGACGCCGACTGCGCATTCGAGCGGCGCGCTGTTCGCGCGCATCGACGGCGCCGTGATCCGCTACAACCTCCCGGCCAATTTCGCGGGTCAAACGCTTTATTTCAAATTTCAAAGCTTCAACATCTTTGGAGGCGGCGCCGAGGACCTATCGACATGCGCCGTCTACACCTTCGCGGCGCCGGCTCCTCCAGTGACGCACCCAATCGCCGCGCAGCTTGCAACCGGGTTCCCGCTCGATCTCGGCCAGGCGAGCGCAGCGCCGACGGTATCTGACGATTTTGGACAGGTATCGGGCGATCCAGTCGCCGACGCCATCGATCTCGGCTCGATCACGGTCACCGTGACGCATCCGATCGCGGCCCAACTGTTGAGCGGAACGCCGCTCGATCTCGGCCTCATAACCGGCGCGGTCTCGGTCTTGGATGATTTCGGTTCGACCAACGATGCGGTGGTCGATGTGATCAATCTGGGGACAGCGCCTTAGGCTCCTCTCGGCGCACGCAAGTAGGCTGCAGAAATAATCATCTATGAAAGGGACGCCAGTTGAGCGAGCAGCTTCAACTCCGCCGCGGGACCTCAAGTCAGGTCGCCGCCTTCACCGGCGCGCAAGGCGAGACGGTGATGGATACAACCAACAACCGCCTGGTCGTCAATGATGGCTCGACCATCGGGGGCTGGCCCGCCGCGAAGCTATCGGAGGTCATCACGAACACCCGCACGGCGGTCAACGACGCGGCCTATAGCGTGCTCGCGACCGACCGGATGGTCGCCTACAGCGCGCTCAGCGCCGCGCGGATAGCGACCCTGCCCGCTTCGACCGCCTATCCGACCGGCACACGCCTCGTAGTCGTCGACGAGACCGGCAATTGCTCGCCCATCAAGACGCTTACCATCACACCCAATGGCGCGGACGTGATCGACGGCGCGACTTCCGCCGTCCTCAACGTGCCTTATGGCTTCATCGGCCTTGAGAGCAACCAGGCCGGAGAGTGGACGATCATCGATCAGGGTTTCATGCCGGCGCTCGCCAATATCGCCGCCGCTGCACATGGCGCCACGATCCAGATCGGCGTGCTTGAAACGCTGGTCACGCTCTCCGGCTCATCGACCAACGCCTCGCTGCAGATCCCGGCCAACTGTATCGTGTTCTCTGTCGGCGCGCGGGTGGTGACCGCGATCACCGGGGCGACCTCTTACGAGGTCGGCGTGGCGGGCAACCTGTCGCAATTCGGCTCGTCGCTTTCGATATCGGCCGGATCGACCAATTACGGACTCATCGGGCCGACAGCCTTCTATTCAGCGACGACTCTTACGATCACAGCGGCCGGTGGTTCGTTCGCCGGCGGCCAAGTGCGGCTATCGATTTCGTACCTGCTAGCCAACCCGTCGGCTGCATAGCGCCGATCCTGCTCTCGATTGAGGTTTTAGACCTATGAACCGCTCAGCCACCGCAGCTATTGCAGCGTTCCTCTCTCGGTTCGGGATAGATAGGGCGCCGAGGTTTATGGTTCGAGCCAGTTCACGCCAAGCGACGGATTCCGCTCAGAGTCCCGTGGCCGTCATTGGAGGGTCGAACAAGCCGGCCCCTTCTTCTGGGAACGCAGTGGCGAGCAAGGTGCGCGTTCACGTAGCATTCGACGCCGAACTCCTCGCAAAAGCGGACGCCGCCGCGAAGCGCCAGGGGGTCACCCGGACCGCATGGTTGCACCGCGCGGCGTTCGACGCGCTCGGCAAGTTCTGCGGCGCGACTGAGGAAGGTTAGCACGAGGCGATTTGGACTGCTCTGTCAGCGCTCGCCTCCCGTATCGAATTCGGCCAAGCAAGACGGGGCTTCGCGAGATTGCCCTATCGTCGCCGGCCAAAAGGACGACGAGATCGTCACGCAAATAATATTGGGCGGTGCGGCGCTTCGGCACTGAAACCACGATTACGCTCGCGTTCTAACGCGAGCGTTCGCGCATAAATCCTTATTCTCTCTAAGGGCATCCGAAACATGAAACGCTTACTCCTCGCCGCGTTGCTGGCGATCGGTCCCGCTTTGCCCGCGCAAGCCCAAACCTATCAGGACTCGAGCGGCACGTACGTGCGCGGCGTGGTGCCAATCCAACCCGGCGTCGGGCCGCTGTTCACGCCATCGAACCCAGGCAAGATTTCGGGCTCATTCTCAGCAACGATCAGCGGCTTTCAGCCCTCAGCGAGCGGATCGGTGGGAACGCCGATATCGGCGCAGACCACCGTCACCACCGGCTCGACGCAAAGCCTGCCGTCCGGGACCGTCGTCATCGCCAGCAACGTCGGCGCAACGAATATCGCCTACTGCCAGCTTGGCTCGACCGCCTCGACCTCCGGGCAGCCGATCGCGCCTGGCGGCGGATGGTTCGCTTTCACGGTCGGCTCGGCGACACAGATCACCTGCGTCACTTCAGGCGGAACGACCACCGTCAATACTTTGGGCGGCTCGGGCCTACCGACGGGCACTGGCGGAGGCGGCGGCGGTGGGGGGTCGAGTTCGAACGCTTCGGTTGGATCGACCGGCTCAACCGCACCCGGCTCTGCGACCTACAATGGCATCCTGGTCAGCGGCGGCAACATGGTTGGCGCGTCTGGTTCGGCCTGGGGCTCGGCCCCGACGGGTCTCAACGTCCTTGGCGTCAACGCCGATGTTCTCTCGTCTGCTCTGCCGACCGGCGCCGCCACGGCCGCCAATCAGGAAGTGACTGTGGCCGGCGCGAGCGCCGCCAGCGCGCAGGCCGTGCAAGGGGTCACCGGGGGCGTGCCGTTGCCGACCAACGCGGCCAACACCGGCGGAAGCCTGACCACCATCATCCAGGCCGGCGCTTCGGTTCCGATTAACATCTCAACCGCCACTACGACGCAGCTCGTGGCCGCGGTTGCCGGCAAGGCGATCTATATCACCGCCTGGGACGTGATCGCAGCCGGGACCGGGAGCGTCACGCTCGAATACGGGACAGGCTCGAACTGTAGCGTTGGCGCCACACCGCTGACCGGCGCCTATGGCCTTGCCGCCCAGTTCGGGATCGCCAAGGGCAACGGCCTGGGGCCGGTGCTCGTCGTGCCGCCCGGCAACGCGCTCTGCGCATTGACTTCCGCCGCCGTGCAAATGAGCGGCAGCGTCAGCTACACCCAATTCTGAGCGCCGCGCAGGCTCGGCCATTCAACGATCACGCCGTACCCGATCCCGAAGTCCCCTTTCTTAACTTAAGGCCACAATGAAGCGCTTCCTCTCCTTCCTCACTGTGGCCCTCCTCGGGCCGATCTGGCGGATGCCGGCCTGGGCGGGCGCGGGGCTAACGACGGTCGGTGTCGGAGGCATCGTGGCAGTCGTAGTCATACTGACGCCGCCCACGATCACGCCGCAGCCATCGACATCCTTCTCGCAATCGAACACCTACGGTGCGCTCAACATGGGCTTAAGGCCCAATCGCGGCACAGCCGGTGCGTTGGAGCTTCCGTCCACGCCGACCAACTCGTTCGCCCTCTATCACGAGTTCGCGAACAACGCGAGCAATGGCGGCGCTTTCGTGCTTGGCAACGGCAACTATTACCTTGGGGAGTTCGTATCCGGCGCGAACAATGGCGCGCCCGCCATCTACGTGCAGGACATCCTATCCGGAACCCAGCCTTGGTGGTTGGCGACCGTGGGACTCAACACATGGGCTGGATCAGGATTCAGCTTCTCGCACGGCGGCGCCGCATATAACGCCGGACTCTTCACCGTCTCCGCCGTCGATGGCTGCACAAGCGCCAATGGCGCTGGCGCGCGCGAGCCGACAGGCGTCGTACAGATGGGCGGCCAGTACGTCGTCGGCTATAGCCTCGATCCGGGCTTTCTGTGCGGCGAAAATTCGAGCGGTCAAGCTCCGCAAGTCAATTTCGCGGCCACGCCAGGCGCAGGCGCCGCGCAGGCCGGGCTTCCACTCACCTGCGCCTCGAGCACGCCGACGAGCACCCAGTTCACCGTCACGGTTTCGACCACAGTCGCGCATGGGGAGAGTCCCGGAGGACAATTCGCGCTGACCGGGGCGACTCACACCGGATTTGATGAGACCTACGCCGAGATAGCCGGGACTTCTGGAACCACGCTCGTCGGAGCATATTCCAACGGAACCGGAACCTGCCCAGCCTCGACCGATACGGTGAACCTCACCGGCGGTTCGGGCAATTCATACACCATAACCGCGCCCGCGGCCAACATATGGGTCGCCAATCGGGCAGGCGGCACTGGGATCCGAGTCAAGCCTGGGCAGCGTGTCTGCGGCATGGTCGGCGAGCTCGGCGCGGACTCGTCTTTTCCAGGGGCTCAATTCGCCAAGTACACGGACATCACCGGGGCGGACCTTCCCGGCTCACCGGCAATTTCGCCTTGGCTCAATCAGGGGACGGCCAATTTCACCGGCTACCTCGTCACCGGCACGCAGGGCGCGGGAACACCAGCGCTGACTGTGACGGCGATGAACGCCTATGCCATCACCAACGCCGTCTACAGCGGGGGCGAGGTCACCTTCACGCTCGCCTCGAATCCGGGCTTCGTGGTCGGCTCCGAGTTCACCGTCTCCGGCGTCTCGCCATCTGGCTTCAACCAGACCTATGTGGCTGTCTCCGGAACAAGCGGAACAACGATCGTCGGCAATCCGCTTGCCGGCCCCGTGCAGCTTCCGCAGGCGCTTTCCAATCCAGGCGCGTATGTGTCGGGCGGCTCGATGGTCAGCGTCATCATGCCGGGAATGCAAATTCTCGGCGCGACCGGCTCGGCCGACACCAGCCCCTATGGAATGTACGGAAGCACGGGGACCGGCGGCGTTGGAACCTACGCGATTACCGCGACGCCGGCGACTTTCACTTTCACCATTTCGTCGTCGAGCAGTGGATCGATCACCGTAACCGGTGCGCCGACGACTCCGCTAGTCCCTGGAACTGTTTTCAAGGATTCGGCCAGCAACACGTTCACCATTACGGCGTTGGGGACGGGGACCGGCGGCGCCGGAACCTACAGCGTCGTAGGAACGCCAGCGACCGGCACGGCGACCGCCCAGGGCTCGCTCTGGTCCTCTGGAACGCCCGGCGGCATCTTCACTTTTGGCGGCTTTTATTTCACGGCGGCTCCCACGACCACCAACGCTGGCGGAGGCGCGCTGACGGCGCGCGCACAGGCTTCGATCGGTGATTTCGTGAGTCTTTTCGGTACGGGGAGTGCTAGCGCCCTTAACGGCCAGATAGGCAACTACGACGGCTTTGGCGGTCAGCTCGCCAATGTCGGCATGTTCCAAGGCGCGCCGTTCCCTAACACCAATGGCACGCCGTCGGCGACCGCGTTCGATCAGCTCTGCACGAAAACGGTCGATCCCTACACATGGGCGTCGAACAATGGCGGCTCTTGGCATTCGCTCTACAAGCTCAACGATCCGGGACTCTGGGCGGATCACTCGATTGCTGAGTTCACGGCCAGCGTGAGCGGAAATGCGCTGACGGTCGCCTCGACGCAGTTCGGCTCGACCAGTTCGCTCCCTGTGGGGACGGTTATTTCCGGGCCCGGTCTTTGCGCGAACAGCGTTTGTCCGACGATATCGAGCGGCTCCGGAAGCTCCTACACCCTGAGCAGTTCGTTTTCGATCTCGAGCGAGGCGATGTCGGCCGGTGGCTACCAGCCCGCCGCACCCCTTTCTCAGCAGCAAATCACTGCCTCGATTTCCGGCTCGACGCTGACCGTCACCGCATTCGGCGGCACGTCGACCGCCTCGTTCACCGGAACCTATGCCGGAACGAACACAAGCAACAATCTCACCACCAGCTCGCCCACGGGAACGATCGCGCCCGGTCAATGCATTTGGGATGACGGCGCGAACATCAGCGCGCAGAATCCGCTCTGCATCAATGGCGGAAGCAGCCCGACATGGACGGTCAACGACGGGACCTCCGGATTCAATTACTATCACACCGCCTTCGGTCCCGAGACGATGTATGCGACCTCGGCGGCGCTCGTCCCCGGCCAATATCTGCTAGGAGCTGGGATCACAACGCCGGTCCAGATCACCGCGATCGGCTCGCTCACGCCATGCGCGACGACCGGCTTTCCGATGTGCG